CGTCCTACGCCACGAAGCGCGAGCAGGCGCAGGATGCCATGACCGAGTTCATCCGGGCATTCCCGCCGGCCGCTCCTGTCATGGGAGATATCTACGCCAAGAACATGGATTGGCCGCACGCGGAAGAGATCGGAGAGCGGCTGGAAGAGCTATTGCCGCCGCCGATCAAGGCGAAGCTGCAGGCTGAACGTGCGCAGAAGGATCAGGCCGCAGGCAAGCCGCCATCGCCTGAGATGCAGCAGCAACAGCAGGCGCAGCAACAGGCTCAGCAAGAGGCTGAGATGGCCAAGCAACTGCAGTTGGCCGAAGCCAAGGCCAAGGTCGAGGAAGCCCAGGCGCGCGCTCAGGAAGCGCAGGCAAACGCGCGCAGGGCTGTTGCAGACGCCGACCGGGCGGAAGCGGATGCGCAGTTCACCAAGGTCAAGACCGCTCGCAGCCATATGGACGAGCTGCGCACGATCGAGGCGCATGACCACAAGATGGCCCGCGACCACGTTGCGCATCATCAGAACACTGCGCACGCGCAGGATCGGCATGAAGTCGATATGACCCGGCAAGGACTGGCCGAGGCGCGCGCCACCCAGCAACAGCAGATGCAGAATCAAGCCGCGCAACAGCCGGAGATGGCTGAAGCGGAGTAACAAGTCCGGCGAATTCATCGCTGGGCCTTTGGCAGCCGTCCTTCGGGGCGGCTTTTTTGTTGGGTGAAACATGGCAGACGAAGACACGCTGGCGGCAACGCCGGACGTAACCACCACCGAAACTCCCGTCAATGATGGCTTTATCGACCTCGACGCTCAAACTGAGGCCGCAGCCGAGCCTTCGGATGACGACGACCAACCGAAACCTGACGGCGACACTGCCAAGCCCGACGGCGAGGAAGAAAAGAAGAAACTTTCCGGCGCTCAGCGGGCCAAGCTCCGCGAACAGCGCCTTTTGAACGAACTTTCCGCTCGCGATCGCGAGTTGGAAGAACTGCGGAGCAAAGTAGCGCCGGCGGCCAGAACTGCCAGCGACAATGATCCGAAACCGCCGCGTGAGGAAGACTTCAACGGGGATTTCTTCGCCTACCAGACCGCCAAGACGGCCTATGAGGCTGGCAAAGCGGCGGCAGAGGCCGTCGAAAAGCGCTTAGGCGCCCGTGAGCAATCCGATCGGCAGGCAAAGCAGGCCGAAATGACCCGGGAGCGCGACGTTGCGCATCTCGAACGGGTCGAAGACGCGCGCGAGGTTATCGCGGACTTCGATCAGGTCATGAAGGGTATGGACGGCGTGCAAGTTCGCCAGGACGTGATTGACGAGATCAAGTCGTCTGAGAACAGCGCTCTCCTTGCGTACCACCTCGCAAAGAATCCCGACAAGCTCAACGCATTGAACAGCATGAGCGCACGCGAGCTGGCCCGTGAAATGGGACGGCTGGAAGCCACTGTGAAGATGCCGGAAGCGAAACGAGCAACAACCGCTCCCGCTCCTTTATCCCGCCCGCGAGGCGGCGCCGCACCACAGAGTCAGGAATCTGATCTGGCGGCATATCTCAAGCGCACATACGGCTGAGATTTCCAGCGGGAGCCTTTCCGAAAAGGATTAGGCTTCAATGTCCAATACGACTCTCTCTGCGTCGATCATCGCGAAAGCGGCTGTCGGCATCCTCGAAAACGAACTCAACATGGCAGGCGCGGTTCACCGCGGCTATGAGGATGAGTTCGACAAGAAGGTCAACGGCTATACGGTCGGTGATACCGTCACCATCCGCAAGCCGGCAGACTTCACGGTTCGTACCAACATCACGGCCAGCGCGCAGGATGTGCAGGAAGCCAAGCTCACCCTGCAGATCAACAAGATCGCCGGTGTCGACTTCAAGTTCACCTCGCAGCAGTTGACCTTGAACATCGCCCAGCTTTCGGAGCGCGTCATTCGGCCGGCGATGATCCAGATCGCGAACCAAGTGGATAGGGATGTGTTCTCGCTCTACAAACAAATCCCGCAGTGGGTTGGTACTCCCGGCGGCACGATGGACACGTTCGCGAAGTTTTCAAAGGGTGCGCGAAACTTCGACATTCGTTCCGTCCCAAATGATGGTGGTCGGCATATTGCGCTGTCTCCGAGCGATTTCTGGGACATCGCGGGCGCGCAGACCGCGCTGTTCAATCCTCAGCTCGTTCAAAAGGCGTTCACGTCTGGTAAGGTCGGCAACGTCGCGGGCCTCAACACGTTCATGGCGCAGAACGTTCCGACGCACACGGTGGGGCCGCTCGGTGGCACTCCGCTGGTCAATGGTGCCAGCCAGAACACCACCTACGACCTGACCGGCGTCAACACTCAGTCGTTGATTACGGACGGCTGGACTGCCGCTGCGGCTCAGCGCGTCAACGTCGGCGACGTGTTCACCATCGCGGGTGTGTATGATGTCAACCCGGTCACGAAGGCTACGCTGTCGATCCTGAAGCAGTTCGTGGTCGATGCGGCCTCGACCCTGAACAGCGATGGTTCGGGCAACCTGACTCTGACGATCGCGCCTCAGATCATCAGTTCCGGCGCCTTCCAGAACGTCTCCGCAGCCCCCGCCGATAACGCTGCGCTGACCTTCGTTGGCACCGCGAGCACTGCTTACACGCCTTCGCTGACGTTCCACAAGAATGCCTTCGCGCTGGCGATGGTGCCGATGGTCAAGCCGCCGGGCGCCGTCGATTGCTCGCGCCAGAGCAAGAACGGCATCAGCGTTCGCATCATTCCGTTCTATGACGGCGTGAACGACGTGAGCACCTGGCGGTGCGACGTTCTCTACGGCATCCAGACCGTTGACCGTCGCTTGGCGGTTCGAACCAGCGGCGGCTGATCCAGCCTTTGCATCACTGGCGGCGGCCTACGGGCCGTCGTCTTCGTTTGGGGCGTAAAGCGGAGAAGATCATGTCGGAATCGAAGAAGATCCCTACTTGGGGTTACGGCAAGGACGGCCCGAAACTGTTCGAACTCAATGAAGGCGAGAGCTTGCCTTCTGGCTACTATGACCATCCTGACAAGATGGAAGAGGCCGAGGCCAAGCCCGCAAAGTCGGTCTTGAAACTGCCGTCCGATAAGGGCGCGAACTGACGTGTCCAAAACCCGCGCCGAACTCATCAATCAGTGCCTGACGAACCTTGGCGTTATCGCTGAAGGGCAGTCGATCGACGCTGATTTGGTGCAGAAGATGGATACGATCGTAGATCCTGCCATCGCGGAGTTGGCGTCGCTCGATATCTATTATGTGCAGGACGCGGGTGAAATCGGGCCGGCCGATGGCGCGATCGAGGACAGCGCGTTTCTGTCCGTGGCGGCTTACATCGCCAACGCCGCGTGTGCGGCTTTCAATCTGCCGGCCGATCAGAAGCTGCAGTCGCTAGCATTGCTTGCAGAGGCAAAGCTAAGGACGCTTGCCGCGCCAGCGCGCACCTTGCGAACCTTGCGCGCTGATCCCGCCGTAAGCCGCCGCTTCTGGCCTTATCGGGGTGGCTTCTGTTGAAAAAGCCTATCCCATTTCCGGTTCAGACCGCACCTGGCGCAAAATCGCAGGAATCGGGCGGCCGGATCATCAACGGCTATGCCGATGCGTTAGGTGCTCAGGCACCGAACCAGACCGTTATTCGTCGCGGGCCCGGTTTGATCAACTTCGGCACCTCAGCGCGCTCTGGATATCGCGGCTCGATCGTCGTCAATGACGTGCTTTATGTGGCATTCAGCGGCAAGCTTGAGAAATGGAGTTCAGCCGGCGGCGCGTCAACCAATATCGGCAACCTGAACGGAACCAAGCGCGGCTTTTTCGCCGCCAACAACAATACAACGCCGGACAGGGTGTTTGTCGATCCCGATGGCAATATCGCGGTATTCACGGAATCGACCGTTACGAACTCCTATCCCGATGCCGATCTGCCGGCGGTCAATTCGGTAGATTTTCTCGACGGCTATCTGGTGTTCTCTACCGGCGACGGGCGCGCCTTCGCAACCGACCTTAACTCGACGTCGGTCAATTCGCTGTCGTTCGGCAAGGCTGAGGCCAAGCCGGACGGTCTGGTTCGGGTTGTGGCATGGGGCGGCCGCCTGCTGTTCATGGGAAACGAGTCGATCGAGGTTTGGACCGATGCTGCAACGGTGCCATTCCCGTTCGCGCGCAGCAACGTCATTCCTCGAGGATTGGCTGGCCCATATTGCGTGTCAGGTTATGAGGATGGCTTTTCGCGGGGCCCGATCTTCGTGGGTGACGATAATTGCGT